TTATGCCATCACCGCTTGAGACTTGGGCGAAGTAAATTCACTCAATGCAGATTTAAACCAATTCATATGCTGGGTTTCAGAATCTACTACACGCTGGTATACGTCTGCGGCTGCATGATTACCTTTTTCTAATTCGCGGTCTCTAAACTGAGGATAGATATCGAGCGCTTCGCGCTCCTCAACCATAATGGCAACACTAAGTGCTTTTTCAATGACACTGTCAGGGTTTAGCTTGATCAGCTCATCGCAGTTATTTTTAATCGTCTTTAGCGCTGAAATTGCGCGTTCGGTATCTTCTCCACGCTTTGGTGTACCGATCTCGCTATATAGCTCTCGCAACCAGACAGCATGCAGCTTTTCTTCACCGGCAACTTTTCTAAATAAGGTCGCTATTTTTGGATAACCCGCCTTTTCTGCCCAACGCGCAAATTCAGGATACATCACCTGATTTTCGTACATTTCAACATCGACAAATGATTCAGCAGTATCACGACTATCGGCACATGGCGTCGCTGCGGCAAAGCATTCAAAGATCATATCTTCTGTAATTTGTGGCTGTTGCATTTTAAACCTCGTTACTATTTTTGTTGGAGTACCATATATTAAGGCCGCGCTGCACACCAATATGCATTGCAACTTCAATACAGAGAAGCAGTTTCGATTTTGAGCTTAGTGAGAAATCCTTTCATTGATGTAGATCAATATATAAGCATTGAATAACTAAGGCACTAATACGAGCGGCACGGAGCATTCGGCAGGCCAGCAAGAATTTCGAAACTAAAAAGAAGCGGATACGTCCCGCAATTGCCAGTTAGCATTTTGATCACGTTAACTATAGTGATGCCAAAGCTACTATTTAAGTAAGTATCAATGTCGAGATTAATGAGGCGGGAATTTTCGAAAATCGATGGCAATACACAGTCATGCAAAGACCATATCGAGCAATTGGTTTCGATGAACTTAACGGCAAAAAACGTTTATTAGGATTAAATAACGTCATAAGTTAAAACCCCAGCAATGTTGCAGCTAACCCATATAGGTCATTGAAAATATGAAGAAATTGGTCGGGACGGCAGGATTTGAACCTGATTTTAGCCCTATGAGCAACAACCAGTAACCATAAATCAACAGGTTATAGGCACTCAAGGGCATGGGTTCGTATTAATTGGTCACGAAATTGGCCATGGGCTAAGAATTCACGCTTCGGCTGATCTCGTGCCAATCAGGATTACTATAAACCAGTTTGAGCGTGTCATATTGACTAGCAACAAAGTCGGCAGCGCCCGCTAATCTTAGTGATGTTCCTGATACGACCGTTGTATTCGCGTCCATAAAGACCAGCGTTACTTCTTGCCCTTCTGCGCCATTGGTTAGATTGTTTATATTGGTCGCCGCTGTGTTTGTGACCTCTAGCAAGTTAAACCCTGAGACATTTATAACTGATTCGGCGTCAGTGTTTGTTGCCTTCTTGCCGTTAATGCGGCCATCTACATCAAGATTAAAGCTTGATCCGTCTGTAGGGTGTACAAGTTTCATTAGCACACTGCTAGACGTCCCTAGTGCCTCAGTCTGAAACACTCTGTCAGCCGTGACCGAATTAACTAGCCTCCCTGTGTAGCTGCGATTGTTAAGCTCTGATTGCGAATACTGAAGATTGCTATGTACCCACGCTTCAACCGACCCCACGCGCGCGCTAATTATGTTGTTATTCGCGCCGCTATCCGTTGCGCCGCCGAATTGCATTGTGATCTGACAGCCTTCCGAATTAGCATCAAGAACCACGCCCCCGCCGTTGCTCTCGTCGTATATATTCAAGCAATGGCCGCGCCCTGAGATGTTCGCCGCGTTTCCTGTGTTGGACTGACAGACAATTAATCCGCCGTACATTTGCTGGCCTACGTTATTAGGCGTATCACTAACAATATGCAGGCCATCGCCGCCATTGCCGCGCAAGTCCATCATGCCCACTGTCGCGCCGTGGTGGTCTACTGTATTGTTGTTATTAACAAAGCCGTGGCGAACGTTGCTGACGCCAAAAATGAAGTTAAAATGGCTTAGATTGCCTTGATCGTACCTATGCCCATCATAAAACCCATCGGCATATAAGCGCTGTGCAAATTTGCGCTGCGTTGTCGTGTAAACAATGCCCGCCTGAGTCGATGAAGCACCAATACCTGTAACGCGCAAGCCTTCAATGTGTCGTCCGCCAAAGTTGATGCCTATTACATCCTCTGTAAACGTGATCTGCGTGGCGTAATGCCCCGCGCCGAGCACCTCCAAATTGGTATAAGCGCCCCAATCTAGACTGACTGAACTGGTATAGTTCGTACCCGCTGGAATCTTTAAGGGTAGGCCCGCCGCACTTGCTGCCGCCGCCGCTGCGTTAAGGGCTGCGCCTATGTCCGACCCGTCATTGATCACGCCGTAATCATAGGCATTTATCTCTCCAGAATGATCATAAGGCACGCTGTAATCTTGAATAGTGTCAACCACCCCGCCAGCTGCATTCTTCACCACCAGCTTATAAGTAAGCATCGAATCAAAGTAGATATCTGTAGAGGGCTTTCCTCCGCTGTCTAATGTGAGGCTTGTCCCGCCACTAGTGCCTGCTGAGTCCGTATAAAATGGCGTTGGCGTACTTGTGCCAGTGAGATAAAACTCAATTGTGCCGTTACCCATCAGCGTATTTGTCGCTGGATCGGTAAACTGAGGTTTGAACGGTTGACCTTTAACGTAAGCCATTTATTTTGCTCCAGACGTAAAAAGGCCGCATGTGCGACCTATTGATATTTGTGTGAGATTTGTGGTATTTATTGGGAATTATTTTGAAGGCGAATAATTATGTTTGAGTCTGTTGAGTTTTGGGAGTTGGTCGCCGCTATTGTGATTGGTGGGTTTATTTTTCACGCCGTTAATATTGTTGGCGGCGCAATTCTGACAAAGTTATTCGGCGAGTAAGTCTTTTAACGCCTGAATTCTAGCCTCATCGCTTTTTGAAAAAACCTTGCTCATCTTCTTAGCGCCCCAGTTCAACAGGTCAGACTTACCCCCTGTTGCAGCACTTGCCGCCCCTCGCACAACTTCTGAGCCAATTTCACCTTGAAACGTATTCGGTTTAATTGCGGAAGGAAACATTTTGCGCAGCGCTGCCTCAGTAGAGACTATTTTTTTCAAATCATCGTCGAACCCGCCAGATAGAGGCGAACTGTAACGAGCGGCGACCTTATCCAACTGTTCAAATATTTCCTCTGTCGCCGTGCCTGTATTGTAATTACTTAATACTTTTCGAGACATTACGCCAAGTGCTTTATCAGCCTTATCGCCCGATAAATTTACTTTCTTCCCTGTCAAAGACTGAAGCTCATCAATTACGCCTCGCGTTTCTGCGTACATCGAATTAACTTGGTCGTATTCTGGGAATTGTTTGTCTAGAATGTCGTCTAAATTGTGGCGAAGCCCTTTAACAATCCCTTCCATCTTTCCGCTCAAGCCTGCTTGTGATTTTCCATAAGAGACCTGCTCATCAATAAACTTCTTGGCATTATGTACTCGATAAGCATTCTGCGAAGGGTCGGCAGTGTTATGTAGTCTAGACACTACACGTTTAATAATGTTTTGCGCATCAGTTAAGCCTTCAATCGTTGAGTCGGCAAAATCAAGCACGCCGTCATTGAATTGCACCCCCTCGCCAGCTAATCGCTCGATAAAATCATTCATTGCAGGCGACACGTCAACAGGTTTCCCTTTCAAAGAATTTGCGACTTTGTCGAGCCTGCTAGCTGCTTCCTTATTAGCCTTTTGAATAATTGATAGGCGATCTTGTATTGCTTGGCCCACAACTCTTTGAGGAGGGTTAAAATTACGAAGCTCAAGATTTCCTCTTCCTGTTTCAAGTACCTCAACCATTTCTTTTATTCGTGATTTTGTCGCTTTGTTTGATGAGGCGATCATCGGCACTAACCCCTCATCAAGACCAGCTTTAAGGGCTTTCTTTTGTGCTGCATCTTTAACTACTTTTCCAGCATCATCTAGCTTAAATCCTGCCGTTACAATGTCGCCTGAGTTCCTATAAAGAGGCAGTTTGGCCGCATCTTTTGCCTTACTTGGTAGTGCGTCACTTATCGCTATTGTTGCTGCCTTTGTTGCTGTCTTAATCGGCTCGGCAACCTTCGCCGTGCCAAGCCCTAGCGCCTCCTGAGCTATACCCTTTGCGCTAGCTAGATTTCTACCTACCGCTGGAGTCATGCCCGCACCTACAGTAAGCGCTTGTCCAAGTCCTCTTACTGCGTCACGCGCAACACCCTCCTCCATGTACCCGCCATCGCTGCCGAGATTATCAGCAAGTGTTGGCATTCTTGAGTCACTGCCGACCAACTGTAGAACCGCGTTCACGTTATTAGGGCCAAGAAAGTCTATCATTTCAAAGACTGTTTTATTTGCAGATGCCGCCAGCTCAGAAAGCGGAGCCATGCCAGGAATCGCTAAAAATTGCTGCTCTAGCGTTTGCGGCTGCTCTACAGCGGGAGCTTCCTGCTGTGTCAATTCCTGCTGAGGCATCTCTACAGGCTCTTGTTGTGGCTCAACCACTTGCAGGCTTTCCGCTTTACGTCTTCTCGCCTTAGCTAGCGCAATAGCTTTTTGCTGCTCTAGTGTGTAGCTCATTGAAATAGCGCCTGTTCTTCTGGTGACATAAACTCAAGCAACTCATCATTAACCGATAGCTCGCGCTCTTGAGTCTCAAGTGTTCGCATTTTCTGCTCAATGAATGCGTCAAGTGTTGCTTTCTTAGCTTCTGGTGTAGAGTCTAGATCTAGCATTGTTTCTCTTAGAGAGTCGCCTTCTGCCTTCGTGAATGCCGCGCCAAATGTTTCTCGAAGCAATGGCAAGACTTGGTTATCAACAATAGAGCGCATCTGTACACGAGCTGTTCCGCCTTCCGTACTACCAAACCCAAGCTGTTTAACAACTTCATCAAACGCCCTACCTCCATAGGTATAGGTAGCCATATCTGATAGCGATTTTAAGCGCCCCACCACTTCTTTTAGTCCGGGCAGCGCTGCTGTGGCCTTCTTGTACGAACTCAACGACTCGCCTTTCCCTGTTGCCTCAACTTCAGCAGCTTTTATATCCGCTCTGATCTGAGGCAATAATTCTGCTTGCGCATCTAGCTTCGCTGTTTCTTTCGCGCCTGACTTGGCCCCCTCTATGGCAGCTTGCGAATTTGCAACCTTAGTTGTCATGCTTGGATCATTTCCGAGCCTCTCGTCACCCGTTAAGGTTCCAGCCCTAGAGTCAAGGCCCAATTCAATGCGCCTTGCCTTGTCGATATCTTCTGCCGACATGCCGTTGGTCATTGCATTAAAGTTGCGTGTGGCTGAGTCTGTCGCAATAGGCTTAAACCGCTCCATAATAGCCATTGCTTGCTGCGGATCATTCATCAGCATATCTACGTCTTCAGCATCAAAGCCGAACTTTGAGAGTTCTGGCATCATAAAATCAATTTGAGCCTGTCTCGTTTCTGGGGCTAGCTTGTCGAAACCCTCAAAAGCGCGATAAATCTTTTCACCTTGTGCTTGGTCTATTTTGAATTCGCCCGCTTCAATCGTCAGCGCGTGAGACTCATTCGCACGATTATTCGCATCAACTTGCAAGCCTTGGCTAAACTCAGTATTTTGTTTCTGTAGGTCGAATAAGGCGTTCTGGCGCGCGTTTCCCGCCGACTTATAGTAAGTGTTAAACATCTTATCAATGGCGCTGCCTTGAGCCTGTACGCCTTGCATTGGCACTAAAGCTAGGTTGGGATTGATTGGCATTTATACGGCCCTCGGTGCGAACTCGTCTATCACTTTAAAGAATCCATTGTCAGACATAAACACAGCATCAGGACGAACCTTTTGAAGTTCATCAGCCATGCGGCCCTCGTATTGCTGCTCGCTGTCTATGTATTTGAATCTATATAGGTTTCCGATATCGTCTTGACCTACTTTTTCAATCTGCCGCTTTAATCTTCTGTCTGAAAAGCCTGCCATACCTGAGGGCGAGGAAGCCATTCCGCTTGCTGCTCCGCCGCCTCCCATGCCTCCAAGATAAGCAGCACCAGCCTGCCCGCCTAAGCTAAGAAGGTTATTAATTCCAGCTTGTCTTGCACCTTGAGCACCAACAATGCCCGCCGCTTGTGCGTTGCCTTGCTGTGTCATTAAGTCAGAGATCATATTTCCTGTTGTTAGAGCCGTGTTTGCTTGTCCTGCTGCGGATGATTGCCCCATGTTCACAGCGTTGAATAATTGGTTCTGCTGATTCTGAAGAAACGGCATCCCTGTCATCATGGCGTTAGTATTCAGTTCGTTTAATGTGTTGCCTGAATTCAATAAGCCTTGCGCTGCATTTGACGATAATGAAGCCTTATTAGCCTTATCCATAAACATTTGAAAGAGTGGATTAGCCTGTAAATAATTCGCTTGGCCTTCTGGTGTCAGCAGTTGCGAAAGCGGGTCTATATTGCCTTGCCCAAACTCAACAAAAGGCGCTAAGTCGCTCCGCGCTAAATCTCTAGACTCCCGCTGAAAAGCAATGGAATTACCTGCCGCTGCTTGTTGCGCTTGTGACGCTTGCCGCGCTGCGTCTTTGGCATCGCCCCCTAGTAGCTTGCCGTCGATAACATCCCACGCGGCGCTACCCATTAAGCCGCCAGCCGCTTTGCCTATGCTTTTTAAAAAGCCCATATAAACTCCTGAATAACAGGCGCACAAATCTCTAGGCAGTGAAGCCCATAAGCGTCTGTTTTAATTAATTGATTAAGGGGTCTTGGTTAGACCGGATTCGTGCTGAATATTTACGATGGTTGTGCCGCCAGATTGAGCAAACTGGATAAAGTCAGCGTTTTTAAGAACAGGAATTGTCACTAAGACAAAATCATTAGCAGGGATAGCTCCGCTGTAAATCTTATTGGTATCACTTGCCGAACCCCCTGAAGGGATGGCGTAACCTGTTACCGTTTCAGGTGTTCCTGTGGTATTTGTCAGCCTTACCACTAAATTCTCAATGATAGTCGTGGTCGCGCCTGCGACGGTGTATATCGTTGCATTGGAGGCCGTTAAAAGCGTTGGTTCGAATAACTTTGTAAGTGAAATAGCCATCTATTGAAGCTCCAAATGGTCGAGGCGTTTTTGTAGTTGATTAATTAACGGAATTACTGAGAATTCCTCTAACTGTTTAGGCTCTAACTGCTTTCGTAATAGGTTTATTTCTGCGCGTAATTCTTCAATCTCTAGCGCTTGTTGGCCTACATGCTTGGTAAGCTGTCGAAGCTCTGTAAACTTTCGCGAGTCTTCAGCCGTAGCGGTATAATCAAGCGTTTCAATAAAGTCCTCAAAGCCGCCCGTTCTAAGCCATAATTGATTGAGCAAGTCGATAAGCTGTTTAGGGAGCTTTAAAGGGGCAAGCGCTGCAATAGGTGGATTAACTTTAGCCATTAATATCCTGCCAATTCTACGTCAGCCGCACCGCTAACAATTGATACACTAATCGGATCAGATACACGCACTTTGAACACGATTTCATAGCCTGTTGCGAAGCCGTACCACTCCACTTTTTGAGCATACGCACCTAGCACACCTGCTGATATTTGTTGTTCGTTGTTGAAGGTTCTGCCGCCGTCCTGACTCACTGAGACCATAACAATAGCTTCAGCGCCTTGCCCTGTGGCTAAGCCCACGCCGCGCTCTAACAAAAGCTCAAACCGCGAACAGATCACGCGCTTACCTGCACCGCCTAAAGGCTCTCCCGTTAGAACAGGGAGCACCCGCTCTCGAATAGTGGTTTGACCGTTGTCGGTGTAAGTGTCTATGTCTAATTCGTAAATGTTGCCGCTTGCATAGTCTGAGATAAGCCGCTTGCCGTACGCATAAGCGAAGTCATTAGCGATGTAGCGAGAATTGCCAGAGGAAAGCTCAAACCATTCGTTGAATAATTCGGAATAGCCCCACGTTTTGCCCTCACTTGGGAACGTGAATATAATGAAGTCTTGGCCTTGAATTTTAACAGTCCACGCAAAGCAGTCTGATACAGTCGAATAACCTTCAACGGCGTTATTAATCGCCACCTTTGACACTTGCTCAGGCTCATAGCCGTTTAATCTGTAGAATGTTTTGTCATGGCCGAGAAAGTAAATAGCTGCTTTTGTATGCGTTATGCAATACGTCCCAGCGATACCGACTTGGCTCAATCCGCCCTCCACCCTTGCAATAGGTGGCTCTGTTCCGCCTGTTGTGTACCATGGCTCGATAGACTTAGAACTGAACATGTAAACTTGTTGTTTGAAGGTATAAACACGCTTTAAATCATCATAGACGGACTCAGCCTGGCCCTTATCTAAAGCGGAAATATTGAAACCATCGCCAGGGAAAGATGCGGCCCAATAATCGCCGTCATCGTAGAAAAAGAAACCGTTTAGAAAAGCTATTGAACTGGGCGAGCTTAAATCTGTATCGGTGTTTTGTGTAACCGTTGCGCCATCCGTCCGATAAGCCTTGCCATCGGTTACGATATATAAATAAGTCCCATCTGCCGCAAATACGCAGCGACCGCTTCCAGCAATAGTGCCTATCGTTGTCTGTGTGCCACTGGAGGCGACTTTAACTAGACTTGTACCATTGACAGCGTAAAGAGTAGAACCCCACTCATATATGCCTCTATTACCGCCTGATCCCGTTGAGAATAACTTAGCCCCGTACCAGCAATGTAAAGCGGTCGAGTCTGGGTTTATCTCAGGATAAAAGTTAAGCGTTTTCTGTGCGGATAATGGCCTAGAGCGTGATTCGTAAGACTCACCAACCACATTAACGGGGATTGTGTTCAAGGTGTCGCACCTTCGATGCGCATATAAGGCGCAGCGCCATAACGCCCTTTTGTAGATAGCTTATTCGCGCCCTTTATAGCGGCTATAAACTTTGAATAATGGAATTCGGCCTTATCTTCTTGTAGCGCCCATGTGTAAAGCGCCCACAAGCCACCGTGTAAGTAGATTTGCGGGTACTTGGTGAGGATGTCGTTTTCTGGATTGGCAGATGATAGGCTTCTTACCGATTGATAGTATTGTATCTCTGCGGTATAGGTGTCATCTGGTACGCGATCAAACTCAATCTGATCTGTTATCGTAAAATGACAAGGTGTTCCTGTGGCGCTGTCTATCCGCATTTGTTCTGGAGCCACAAAGCGCAATTCTGCATCCCTGCCGCTAAGGTTTAATTTAATGCGTCTCATTGCATTGTAATCAGTAGGCAGCGCAATGTAACGGCTATCTATTGCTAGAGTGGCTATTGCTCTCGCTTCTAGCTCCCGCACCTTTAACGGCTCCACCTCGTTTGCATACATTTCAGACTCAGCTAAGGCAATAAAGTCATCTGTCATAGATAAAGCGTCTGAACGCTTCGACCATTCAATTAATGAGGTTTTAAGGTTTGGAAAGCTATTTAAAGCCACTATAAGCGCCCCTCTTTAGTTCGTAGTTTTGCCCAATCTCGGTTATTTAGTCGAGACAATAGCCAAGGCCGGTTTTCTTTAGAGAATGGATTGGAGCCAAGCTCTTGATACCACTGCTCGACAATCACGCGCGGAATCGCTGCTACTTCGTGCAGATCCCCTTTCCAAGATTTATCCGCAAGACTGCGCGCATCTTCATTGCGCTTTAAACATGCCGAAACGTCCTGAACAACTTGCACGCCTGCTCGTCCGTTTGCGTGGTCGTAGTGGAAGATTTCAGTTACTTCGCCGTCAGAATCTAATATTCTTTTCATAATAAAAAAGGGAGCCGAAGCTCCCCTCCTTTTAGCTGGTTATGACTAAGCTGTAGTCAAATCCGCGACAATACCGCTCGCTGCTTCGTTCTTAGATTCCAGCGTGTATTCCACTAGAATCTGCTTCCGCTCTGTATCACCTGTCTTAGCAAGATCAACAGTCTGGAAGTCTCGAAGGGTTGAGAAGCACCACATATCCATATCAAGCACTAAGGCTGAGCGGGTACGCTGGAAGCGGTTAGGAATAACAACTAGATCACCGAAATCAGAAACATAGACACGAATGTCAGTGACTAATTTCTTGTCATCAGCGTTAATCTGACGCGAAGCGTTACCAGTAAACGCACTTAGCGCCTGCTTGTTAAACGCGCCAACCATGATAGTGTCCGGCTCGCCGCCATTTTCCCAGCATGAAGCAATAACGTTTTGTAGCTGAGATTCAGTAAACGCGCGCTGCGTTCCGTCTGTAGCTGCGTCTGTACCGTCGCCCGTTGGATCTGCGCCCGTACCACCTCGATCTGTGTTGGTTGCAAGCCAAGATTCAACGCCTGCACACTCTCGCGCTGTGGTGTCGTTACCTGCGACTGCCGCATTATTCGAAAGCAAGATAGTTTCGACATCACGCTTCAGCTCTTTTGAGCGCTTCATCACTTGGTAAGCCATTTCTGACTGTCTACCAGCGCTATTAATCGCTTCTTGCGTACCTGTCACACGCGCCACCTTGTCAGAGATTGCGGTGTAGTTATAAACGCGAGTCGTTGCCGAGCTTGCATCTGTGGACGCGTCGTCACCCTCAATCACGAAATTAGAGCCACTAGCCGCTGCTAGAGAGTCTGTTTGCCATTCGTGTTTAGTGGATGCTGCTGAGTTTTTCTTAATGCCGTTTAGAAATGGCGTGGTGGTAGGTGAAATATCGTAAATAGCGTTAGCTAAATCTTCGCGATTACCTACCGCATCGTATGAACTGTAAGAACTTGCTGGTTGAGCCATGATGTAATACCTTTAAATGAGTGCTTTAAAAACTTCTAAACCATCCTCTTCTCGACCTGACTTTCTGAATCTGCTCATCTTGTCTTGAAGTCCCTGACGATTAACGTCAGATTTCGATAGTTTTTTGCCGGGTTTGGTGACTTTTGGAGCCTTCTTGATTTTCTTAACTACGCTTGCGGATTTGCTCTGCATCTCTTGATACTTCGACGCATCCAGAAGGGCTAAAACTAGCCTGTGATCTGTGTGCGTGTATTCATTTTCTGCATAGCCAATCGTGGAGAGATACGCCGTGATTCTTTCCCTGTCTGCGTCCCGTTGCTTGGGATCATTCCAAGTCGGCACCTTTTCAAACAGTTGTTTGGCTTCCTCTTGCGTTTGTAGTTGAGTCGCTTGTTGAGCGTCGGATTCTGCCTTTTGTAGCGCTTTCTGCCGTTGTTCAATTAGCTCCTTTTGACGGAGATATTCTGAGGGATCTGTATCTCTCAGTTCTTCCCAATCAACCGCGCTTTGAGATGCTTCAAGTAGCTCGGAAAGCTGTTTTTTGCTCTCCTCTAGTCCTTTTAGCGTCTCTTTGACTAAACCGCTTTGCTCTTCCAGTTGTTTCCGCTGGTCGGCTACTGCTTGAGTCTTGCGCGTGTAGTCAGCCTGCCTCTGATAGCCTGCCTGAAGTTCATCTAGCGTCACCTCTTGAGACTGGCCATCTACGACCACCTCATAGGCTGCTTGCTCTTCTTCGCTCTCTTCGGTTTCTGACTCTTCATAGTCCTCTTCAGCCTCTTCTACTTCTTCGGCTTCAGATTCCTCTGTAACGTCTTCCGTTTCCACCTCTTCAGCTTCTTCTTCCGACACATCTACCGCTTCTATTTCTTCAGTTGGCTCGGATTGCTCCGGCTCTGCGCCAAATAAAGCGGATTCAAATACGCTAACGTCGTTAGATCCAGTACGGTTGTCTAACATTACTAATTCCTCTATCTGTTTTTAAATTTATCCAGCAAGCCAAGCGTTTGCCGCCCTAGCTTGCCTGTTTCTAAAACTTGTTTGATATACAATTCAAAGCGCTTAACTGTCTGAATTTGTCTCCATATTTCCTCGCGAGTATCACTATCCTTAAAGCTGGTTTGCTCGAATTTATGCATCAGCTCCCCTCGAATAGATATAAGCGATTCTTGATAGATGGGGTTGTCTAGAATCTGTCTGGCTAATTCGCCTCGCTGAACTTCCTCTGTCGCTTTTTCTTGTTTGCTCATACCATCGCCCCTTTAATATTTACGCCTGAATCCAGTTCTAGCTTGGTGAGGTCTTTCGCTAGTGAGGCTCTAAAATGCTCATCCTCTTGCGCCATCTTCATGATAAACTGCCGCATAGCGTTGGATTCTTTACCTTGCACCTCTGCCATTTTCGCTTGTGCGCGGATAAGCTCGGCTTCTGCTAGTGGATTCTGCATGGCTTGCTGCTTAAGCTGTTCCACCATAATTTTTAATTGAATGACTTGTGCGTACAACAATTCTTGAGGCTGTTCAGGGTCGTTAAAGAACTGCCCTGCATCACTAAAGCCCATTGCTTTAACAGAGCGCTCTAGTACGTTAAACACCTTTTTGTGGTCGGTTAGGGGGGATTGCATAGCGGCAAGCTGTTGGTGTATCTGTAGCAAACCTGAAAGATTGCCTAGCGCTGCTTCATCGTCTTTGTGAACCGTTACCGCTACTGGATGGTCATAGCGCCACTTGCGAGGGTCAACGGTTAGCGTTTTGCCTAGTACCATGATTTCTTTTGCGTCATCTTGGTAATGCGAAGCCATCCACGCCAGCACCTCGCCAAGTCTTGCAAAGCCTGTCTCTGCCATTGTTCGCGCTACTAGCTCTATCTTAGCTTGGCCTGCTTCCTCCATACCTCTGAAGCGTGTGGCAGATTCTTTGTATAATTGATCAGAATCCAAGCCCTGATTCGCCATGTTATGGCCTGTAGACTCGCTTCTTAACGAGTCCACATACTGAACCACCTGCAAGGCTTTATCGCCAACATAGGGAGTCTGAAGCTGCGCCACGGCGGTGAGTGGGTCGCCCTTAGTTCTAACCACACCATTAGGCCGAACAGTTAGCAGATCGTCCATATTGGTGTTGTCATCATTGACCACTGTGCGACCATTGTTGACGCGATAAATATTATCGAGAGTCTGTCTAAACAGTACCGATTTAATGCGCTGTGATTGCTTGGCGAGCTCTGCACGGCTTCTGCCTATCGCCTTGTGAGGCATTGCAATAGCAGACATTCCCGCATACGGATGAATAGGAAACGATTCGTTTTCTAAGATCACCTCACCAGATTTTAGAATATGCCGCCTTTCTGGAATTCCATCTCCGTCAAAATCTACATATACGTATAGATCAGACAGCGCTACCTTTTCAGAGGCCCAATGATTAATAGAGTCGGCTTCGCTATCTTGGCCGCGCCCTCTTGCAAGCGTTAAGCCTGAACCCTCTTCGCTTTCTTGGTTGTGCGTGGGTAGCTTTTTAATGGTTTCTTTGTCGAAGCCTTCCGCGATTAATTCGCCGCGCGTTTTAACTACTCGATCGCCAATCAACGGCGCATCATCAAAGCTGCGCGCACCACTGGAGATTAAAAACTCTTCGGTAGGAATGTTTTGAATTACAAATTGCTTCTTAACGCGCTTAATTCTAAATTTGAGATAGAATGAGCCGTCTTCGTTTTCATTTTGACCAATAACTTCTACCTTCTCGGCATCTTCAGAAAGGTCTGCAAATAACTGCTCTAGCTCTGCCTGATCAATGCCATCGTATTCAACCTCGCGCACTTCGTCTTTAACTTCATACGAAACCTTCACAACGCCAGCTTTCTGCATTTCTGCATCTTTCAGCCAATCATGAATGATTTTGTAAGAGCCTTTCTGGTTGCGAATAATCCAGTTGACATACTTGGTCTTTTCTTCTGCCTCTTGAATATCTGCATCGCGCTCTGATTGGTGTTCGAACGTAATGACATCTTGAGCGCCCAGAAATACCCTGGCCAGTGAAGGCATGTCAGATTCAACTAAATCCTGCACATCGCTAGACACTACCTGACTTTGGCCTTCTACCTCATCTCCAAACGGCTCAGAATAGTAATAGTCTGTTAGATCCTGATTCTCTTTGATGAAATCGCCGTTATAAGACAGGGCATCGCGCTCTGCCTCTTTAACGATTGCTAATAGTTCGCCTTCAGTCATTTTTGGCATTTACTTAACCTTTTTGGCCAAACCTTGATTTTTCGGATTAACGGCTATCCCCGCTTTCTTATTAAGCGCGTGTACCTGTTCTTTTAATATCTTTACTTGGTCGCGTAAATCACGCACATCGTTAGCTAGTTTGATACTCATGCAATACTCACTTTTTGATAGTTAAGGGGCTTCCACGCCTTAGATTGTCCTGCCGTTCTCATTGACATCATCAGCGAGTCAGCCATGTTAGGGGATGGGATTTTTAGCCGTTTCATTTCGTCTTTATTCAGTATCTGGATTAAGCCGTTGCCGTTTGGCTTTTTGGGAATCCTGCACACTTCAGAGCGCAACTTTTCAAGAAATGGAATCTCTGAAGAAAGAGAAATCATCAAATCAGGGTCGACGTATTCACCCTTCTCTACTGCTCGATAGGTGTTGTAGAACCTGTCACGCAGCGACCAATAATATTGTGCGCGCTTGTTTTTAAATGTGTCTTTGTTGGTGCGCTGTACTTCGCTTGACTTGCCTTTTTCGTCTGGCATGTGAATCTGGCTAGGGTAATCAACACCTTCTGAGCCTTTGAACATCGACTTATCAATTCGCTTGCCGTCAAGCGCTTCTGATACTTGCCGTTTTAGTGATACACCTAAGCCGTCACCATCCCACACAAACAGGTCTGCATTGTTGTTGATCGCGTAATCGGTCGCCCAATCACAACCGTCGTTAACATCACCAGTAATAAGCTCTTGAATGTCCAGAACAACCGATCCGTGCCGGAAGCAAAGCCCTTTTGCATCATCGCCCAAGTCAGAAGGGTCATGACTGACAATCTTTTGGCCTTTCGGCTTAAATCCGAGCTTTTTATGTGCGTCTATTGCTGCTTCAAACCACTCAACAGGGATGATTGAATTCTCAACCGAATCGTTAAAATGACCTTCCCAGATATGGTTATACAAATTTCTAGGTAGGTTTTTGTAATCCCACTTTCGCTCTTGATCAAGCGAGTTAGGGAACCACGGATTATCACGCCAATTTAAAACAATGATTAGATGTAAATCGTCTTCGTAGTAACCGTTCTTCTGTAGTTCAGCCTGAAAGGGTACGATAAACCGTTGCGAAAAAGGGTCAGCCGACGACATAGGATTGCCAGTTAACCAGATTTCCCCGTCTTCAGTCCGTAGCGTGGGCGTTAAGAGCTTGAGTGATTCAGCGCTTGTGCTTTGCGCCTCCTCTACCCAAAACACTTGGAAGCCGTGCATTGACTTAACGCTATCTGGATTCCTCGCTAAACCTTTGAATTTGAACTCAGAGCCGCCAATAGAGCTAATATCGTTATTAGTATTAGAAAAGCCTGTTAGCCCTATGCGTTCTATTTCTTCGACTAATAGCGAGTGAACAGAATCCGAAATAGAATTTTGAAATTCTCGAAAGCATCCCGCTTTTAGTGGCGCTTCCTGCCCTTTTAATAATAAGCAGTCTGCTACACCTTGAGACTTCCCCGAGCCCCGTCCACCAATAACAATTTTAAACCGCTTCTTTTTGGTAAGTAGCGGAATGAGCTTGTCATTGACCTGCACTTGCAACGGGTAGCACCTGAATAATTGAATGCGTTATTGGGTTATCTAAATCGCCTTTATGCTCAATAGATTTCAGTTTTGGCCGTACATACCCTGCAAGCTCTTTGTACATATTGCCCGCAATGGTATAAGCGTCTTTTCTGTCTTTGAATTCGCCTAAGCTGTTAGCCGCTGCCATTGCCTCTTCAGCAATAATTGCCATGCCCTCGATAGGGTCGCAATTCAACTCTTCTAGTCGGTCAGCAATTAGCTGGTTGTATTTGTTCTTGGTGCCTTTTTTACGGCCAGCACCTGCCCTAGCCCCGCCTTTGGCCATTAGTCACACTCCCGTAGGTTGGTGTTATTGGATTTCCCAGACTCCCGCTGAATCTGTAGGGTCTACGACTTCTATTAAGAAATACTCGCTAACTACTTCGCTCGCGAATGTCGCAGTACATTGAATAAGGGCTTCGCCTGAATCGGCACCCGCTATTAATTCTGTTTGCGTAATGTTTCCAACTAAAACGTTCTCGCCTAGCGTGACCGCTGTGCCTTTTGCAACGCTCCAAGCAACGCTAATTGCATCGCCTGCAACTTGTGAAGCTGGGGCTGCAAAATCAACCGTAGCGCGCCAAGTGTTGCTGGCATAAACGCCGAACTCTCGAATATCGCTGTCAGCATCAACACTCACATGGATATAGATTGGGGTGGGTACGATGTCAGCCAGAGCGTAAGACGCCTCACCAACAATCACTCGCACAGCTTCTGAGAAGGTGCCGCTGGTGTCTGAGTCCGTGAACGTCACAGTTCGATCAAACTCTATAGCCGGTTCTATGTAGGTGCTTAGTTCGAAGTTAGTCCAGTTAGTGACGTCTATTGGGTTGCCGCTCTCATCCACAATGTTGAACAGTAGCTGCGCTGTTGAGCCTTGCGGTCTGCTTATATCAATATTTGTAGGCATTAGCTTAATGTTGCTCCAACAGTTGTTTGGTTGTCTTCAAGTGTTGCGCCAGTGCTAGGGGGCGTAACAGCTGGTGGAATAATAACGGGCTGCTCAAGGGTTGCTCTTGTGTACGTTTCATCGCCAAAGATCAGCGTTGCACCGTGATTGATAACGGTCACTTCGGTCTCGCCAAATATACTTGGGCCAAGTACCAAACCAACTATCATGTTCTACCTATCGTAATGTCGCCATTTTCCGCCGTGACAACATCCATTGATATTGCGCCCGACGAGATTGTCTTTGTGCTGCCTGCTTCTGTAACTACAACAGGGTTTAAATTATCCAAGCCAGTAAAGGCATGCACCTCGTTTAGCTTAACGTCCAGTGCATCTATTTCAGAGCTTAATGCCAAGCCAGTTAAATCAATGGTAGCTACAGCTGCATTCACTTGGCTTATTGTCGCAAGAGGCGACAGGTCAGTTGTTCTAGCAATACCCGTTAGATCAATTGTTGCAGCCGCTGCATTCACTTCTGCCGTAGTAGCAATGCCTGTCAAATCCGTCGTGAAATCGAGAGCTGCTACTTCTGCTGACGTAGCCAATCCAGCTAAATCTGTAGTTCTAGCGATACCCGTTAGGTCTGTTGAAAAGTCTAGCGCTTGCACTTCAGCAGAAGTTGCTAGGGGTGCTAGCTGTGCTGTTGTTGCCAGAGCACTTAAGTCTACTGTTGTATCAATTGCACTCACTTGTGCTGTTGTTGCTAGTGCAGAAACGTCTGCTTTAAACGCGTTCTTGTTGGCATAGTTATCCAGCGCTGTATGCATTCCGGGCTCATCAAGCCCTCCGCCTCCACCAGCAGTTCCTTTCCAAGCGTCTTTGTTTGTGTACGTATCAAGATCAGAGTGAAGTGCTGCTGTGTCATATTGCGTATTAGCAATGCTGTCTAACAACGCTCTGTCTGAAGCACTCAGTCCCTCAGATGTTGAAAATACAACTGGGCTGCCATCGTGATACATAGAGATTCCAAAGCCGCCAGTTGGTTGACTGATAGGAACCGGCAGTCCATCCGAACGTTTAAGCACTTTCTTGTCTGCTTGCGTGACGTTTGCAGCGACAAGTGAATCCAGATGGAAATCAACTTTGTTCACATCAATCACAAGCGTTCCTGCGTCAATCGGATTAATCGCACCGACTAACAGCTGAATGCCTTCTTCGCTCGAAAGAATGTACTTATAGAAGATGTACAGCCGCGTAACACTAAACGTTGTGCCTGCATTGATATCTAGTTGCAGGTTGGGAAAATCAGGGATGAACTCTGTAATATCAGCGCCACCCACTCCTAGCTCTGCGGTATAAGTCTGAAATACTTGGTCATCAACAGGGCTATCAATAAAGCTAACTGAACCGCTTGCAGGTGCTTGACCATATCGGACAATCGCATCTTTATCGCCCAAGTCTGATGCCCACACAAACAAGATCGTATCGCCTGCTGTGAAGTCTGAACCGTTCGCCCAGCTGTAACCATACGCACCCGTAACTAGCGCATTGTCAATCGCTGTAGCCGTAGTGACGTTATACAAAAACACCCGTCCCGCCGCTACATTTGGGGCTTCGAGTATGATTTGTTGAGGGGGTAGATAGGTCGTGCCGTCATCTGCTGTGAATGCAGTAAAATAAGGATGCGGGCCGTTGCTACCATCAACAATACGAACGCCTTTTAACGTCGCACCTGCACTATTGATAATGTTCCCGCGCATCGTTGTTCCATCACCAACCATGTCAAATAGGTTAAATGGCTCAAAGCCTTCAAAAGTTGCATCAAGAGATTTGTTATAGTTTAACCAGCGCTGAATGTTATCGCCCGTATTCGCACCCGTATCTGTGATTGTGATCGAGTAGTCTTTACCATTCCAAGTAATAGGTGTAGCGCCGTGATCAACAAGAGATAAGCCAGTTACCGCAGGATTGCCCGTTATAAAATCAGGGATGGCTACAGGCAGTAATACGATGTTATATAGCTGATCTTCAAGCTGACCGTATTGACCCACTACATCAGCAATTGCCTCGTAATACCCATTGGCTTGTGACTTGATCACTAAGTAGTTGCTGTAATCAAAGTTACCGTGGGTTGCATCACCAAAGACCTGCACAAGCTGATCAATATTGCCTGTGTTTAACGCATTCGTTGGGGCTGCACCAAGTATCTGCTGATACTCAACTGTCGAGCTTGCAACGTTGCCAGAAGATAAAATCGCTGCCCATGTTGCTGTAATGTCTCCACCAGTATTAAGAAAGCGCATACCATCTCTAGACAAGTATTGAATACTGGCTGACGTTACTTCCCAGTCTGTGTCGAACGTAAATGAGTTGGGGCCGTTGGTCGCAATAGGGAAGCGCACATTCTCTAGTGCTGCTTGCGCTCGCCATGACTCAACACACGCTGCGTATAAGTTCTGAACTGTCGTTGCTGCGGTGACTGCTACAGTCTTTGCAACAGCATCAATGACTAGCGTAGTACCAAAAACTAAACCAGATGAAGCATTGTATGCTCTGTCTGTTGTCTGCTGTATCTGCACACCCGTAACCGCTGGGCCTAACGAAATTCCCGCTGCGCGAATTGGCAGAGTGCCTTCTTTGATTACCGTGTAATCAACATCCTTGTCAACTGAGTGTACTTCTTTCCATTCGAACGTTGTGCCGCTGGATTCAACGCTATCAATTAACGTTGTAGTCCCTGCTTCATATATCTTAATTTGTGAACCGGTTTGTACACCTGAGAACGAAATACCTAGTTCGATAACTTGTCCGATTGTGCCGTTCTGATCTGTAATATAACCGGCAATCGCCGCACCGTTTAATAGCTGTGCAACCCCAGTCGTAACGATGTTACCTGAGAATGTGTCTGCTTTAATCGTGATAGTCGTGCCATCAAACGCGAAAGGCACTAGCGCTGTTTTATCTATATTAATATTGAAAGATAGCGCGTCTAGAATGTTGCCCGCTTTCGTAAGAGGAAGCTCGCTAGACGTTGGGAGTTCAACATTGTCTTGCTTCCACGATCTCATGTAATCGTAAGTTTTCGCAGGCGAGTCGCAATGGGTATACGCATCAACAATCGCTTTGTTTGATTGCGTCGTTAGCGTATCAACAAGCAACTTAGCAGAGACATCAAGACCGCCTTGGCCTTTCAACACTTGATCCGTCAGGGCTGCGTACTGATACCCATACGTCCACACATGGAAATCAAACAAATCTGAGGTATCGTTAACTTTGCCTCGCTTGTAAATATAGCCATCGCCTTGACCGGGAACCCCCGGAACAGCGCCTTTGAAATGTGCGTAACCTGTGAGCACACGATGGGCAACTTCCCCATTTGCATCAGTGAGGGCATTGTATGTTCTGTCAAAAAACCAAGCACTGGGGAGGCGGTCGCCGTGGTCTGTGTCGCGAGAGAATACCACCGCATTCTGTAATGGAGTGCCAGCAGCATCGCGGATTGTGAAGCGTACATTTGAAAATATTTCTACTCGACCACTTGAGCCAGTTGACCTACCGCCTACAGTAAGTACATTAGTACCGTCTGACGGATCGTCTAGCTCCCATCGAGCGTCATACCCGACTGCAATTTCAGATGTGTTACCCTGTCCTGACTTGAAGTCTGGTAGATACGTTGTTGCTGTCTGGTTTGTGTTGATCCCTGCAATGTTGTTTACAGTGCCAACGGGTTCGAGACGCTCTAGTACAGAGATGCCTGTTTTGAGAAGATACAGCACGGCATTACCGCCAAAGCGCAAGCCTCTGATTTCTAAGTCTGCACCCTTGGCTCGGATAACGCACTGGTTATAAAGCCCTGTGTTATCAGTGCCTCGACCGTACCAGATGCCCTCGTTGATACGAACGATTGAACCATCAAGAAAAACGAGAGATTGTCCCGTGTGAACTTCTCCACCGTTCCACAGAAAAGTACCACCGACTTCAACGTCAATAGCCCCACCGTCATTAATATAACCTGTGCTAGTGTTACTGGGCGCACTGTAAATTGCGGTTAGCTTCGTGTAGATATCATAGCCGGAGCGCGTCTCAATACCTGCGATCTCGAACGTACCTAGATTATTAATTTGTACTGTTGGGAGTGGGCAAGTTTCGTCAAAGTACATCATTTCAACACGGGGATTGAAAGACAGCGAACCAGACACTTCAAGCCTGACACCTGAGAACTCATAGATAGTACGCAGATGTATACCTGTGCCGTATGTTCGAGCTGTGACGCCCGCCAGAGCTTCAATACCTGACAGCGTAGTGTCTGTACCCGTTTGCGTTATGACTGAGCCAGCAAGAGCAAACGACACTAACTAACAACCCTCGTGCCGATAGCGAATGTAACAGGGTCACCATTGGCATCTAGCGCCGTGGCTTCATACTGGAATGATCCGCTTGGTAATGAGCCATCTGGAGTAAAGCTAACCTGTCCTGATGCAGCATCCACAATCGTTCCTGCCATTGTTGCAACATCTACCCGATTGATTAATGTCGCACCTGTGTCAACAGTGTCACCCGCCCAAACCGCCGTATTTGATACGTCAGCACCCACTGAGTCGGTCGCTGCAACCGTTGGATCAGTGTAAGCAGCGGAAGGCTGAACCAATCTTATCAAGCCGCCCGTTACAGTGATTTCAGGCGTCTGCGCTACAGGGGCTGATTGTGACCATATACTAGCCCAGATAGACTCGTTCCAGACCTCGCCCCAAACCGCGCCGATAGCCATTAGACAGAGAACTCCGTGCCGGTTTGTCCGTTGCCTGTAATTGCCGCATCGTTAATCTTCTGAATGTTGCAGTCGAGGTCTGTACCACTTGTGAACGTTAAGCTATCTGTCTTAGCCTTAATTGAATCTACAATGCCGTCTACTGTCGCAAGTGCTGCCGCTGTAGCGAGTGACGCATCCGTAATCGCTGTATCACACTCAGCATTGACTTGGGCTGCCGTGAGATCTTGCAGATCATCTGTCGTTTTAGCTACAGTCTTAATCGTATGCTGAACGGTAATTGCTGAAGCATGGGCAACAACTATGCCTACCATATCTCCGTTCATTTCCGCAGCCGTTAGGTTAAATGACCACTGGCCATTTCCTTCATGCGTTAAGGCTCCCGCAATTGCTGTCTGTGTTCCGCCATCTAGCGTTACATAAGCCGCTGGCGTACCTGTCGTGATATCTGAGCCATCTGTTGCGCTAATCAGCCCAACTGTGAAGCCTGTCACTGCTGTATTTTTCTTGAATGACATTTACATGCCTCCGATAAGTTGGTTATTGAATCGTGCAAAGCTAGGTAGAAAACTGGGGGATGGTGCCGCTGGAACCGTTAACGTGCCTGAGCTACCCCAAACATCGTCAGCAACATCTTGAATATAGATATCCCAAGTAGACGGCCCAGTAAATGAGCATGAAGCTAGAACAGGCGTTGTAGTACCACTAGTCCTAATCGCATAGATATTATCGCCATCGACTACTTCTGTGTAGCCTTCAGCTATCCACGCAGCTTGATCTGCAACTGTGCCATAAAATTCATCTGTGCCATTGCCGTCAATCGTATAAGCAACGCTGCCCGTGCTTGCTGTTTCGCCCGCAATATCTAGCGTCCATGTATACGAGCCTTCTTGCAGATCAAGCCGCGAGATTGGGAATGTAAGTACGCTTCCAGCCACGCCCGAAGGCGTTAGCACTACTGTTCCGCTCGTTAACGTTGAGTTCCCAGTTGTTGCCGCTGTTGCAAAATTCGAAACGGTAATATTTGAACTGCTCCCGTGAGCCATTGCATCAACATCTGTGACCGTGGGGGTGGCTGCTGCGATGTCTAGCGTGAAGCCTTGAAAATATGTCGTCGTAGTGCCAGCAACTAATGCAATATCTATAACTAACGTGTCACCGCTGATCGTGCCCGTGAACTCCAGCGGAGCAGGAGGATTACCAGCAATGGAGTTATATTGCAACGTTGTGCCGTCTACTGTTACGTCATTGTCTCTAGCAGAGTTTGAGAAGTGTGCTGTAGTTAAAGTGTATGTCTGACCGACATACGGGGTTAAGCCCGAAAGTGTATGTTGTTGAGGCCCGCTATCAAATACTAATCCATCCCAGAATAATTCCGGCAATCCGTGAAACGCGCCTGTTGCTCTGTCGCCACCGCTATACGAGCCACCAAGGTTTGCGTAATGAGCAATGCCCGTCGCAGCACCTGTATCGTCTAATAGATCAGCAAACTGCGTTGTATTATCGTTAGCTCCAGTTTCTTTGTTGTTCCATCCTGCAATAGCAGGGCCAAAATTAGCTTGTACTATCATGCAGGCACCCCGAACTTGAAGTTAGTTATATAGAACGTGGTGAGGTCTGCGTAGCCTGAATTATGATATCCGAGCATATAACCTTTGTTAAACCCTAGCGGGTCTGATGCAGATGGATTGCGTTGATAGTTGATATCTATCATTCTCGCTTTAAGCTCGTTATCTACATAAAATTCGAACACGCCGTCACCCGCTAGATGCGCTGAGCCAGCGTACATGCGAAACCTGTAATTTCTCCACTGCCCTCTGTCGGAAGGTAGAACGAAGGCTGCCGCTGCATCTGCATTAAACTCTGTAGACACGTAATCAGGATGAACATAATCATAGTTGCGCTTATGCCCTCCCACGTTTAGCGTCATCTCTGAATTTCCGTCAGGCTTAGGCCACCATTCAATTTGTCCCTGACAGTGAGCATTGACGCTGTACTCGTCTTGCCACAAGCTCAAGAAACCTTTGTTGTTGTACGTTGCGCCACTTGAGCCGTTAGTATTTCTATGTGTGTAATTCGAAGGAACGAACATATCGAACTCAATCCATACTTCGTTGTACTGAACGTTTGTGTCTGCGTCTGCGCTTGCTATTACTTGATTGACAGACTCCGTTAGATGGAATCTAACCTCTTGGAAAATGCCGTAGTTGTACTCTAGCGCCTTGACCGTAGAGCCAGTAGGCCCAGTAACGTCAACAACTTTATTCGATAGAGTGCCTACTGGTTTGATGTCACCTTCGCCGCCCCAGCGGAAATAATCATTGTGCTTAGAAATATCACCCGTTGAAAAGTCGTCTTCGAAAAGAGTAGTGAATGGCCCGCTAGCAGGAACATTCCCAACAGCACAATTAGTCCAATACGCAAGATCTGCACACTGCACTAAAGAACCTGCGCTGATAGTGACGTTAGGAGCGTTCTTAGCCATTAGTTAGAGTCCATACACTTATGCAGATAGCGATTGTTGTTGAGGTCGATTTGATGGATGACTGTTGTGGGCGCTTCGAGATAATTCCGAACTGGCACGTATGTAATGCAGTAGGTATCAATCATTGAAGTGGTCGCGCAGCCGCTTAACATGATCAGGATCACGTAAAAGGTCATCAGCTTTGCGAGTTTCAGATAGTGACTCGTAATGGTCTTGAAGCTCGTCATAGCCTTCTTGCCTAGCTCGATCAATGCGCCGCCCGATAAAGCCAAGGATAAGCGCGACAACGAGGCCAACACCCGCAATAGCGAATACATAATTCATTCAGGCTTCTTTAGTTCTGCGATGGCTTCGATATACGAATGAATCTTGCCTAGAATTTTGTCATCCTTTTGCGTCTTCGTGATCTTTGCTATTACCGTTGCGCCTGCAACAATCATTGAAACGCCCGAAAGGACGGCCCAGAATAATTCTGTATATTCAGCCATGACAGCCTCCTAGTGTTTGCGTAGATTGTTCGATAAGTCTGTGAGCGCATCTGACAGCTTGTCAGTGCTCTTTGTGAATGCTTTGTTATTCTGTTCGCGCTCTTGTCTTGAGTCGCTTAATAAGTCCTGAATGAACTTAGAATGGCTTTTGTCTTTTCGTCTTAATTCAGCAATAAACAACAGAACGAAGATAACGAGTGAGCCGACTACTAAACCGAATAAGCCGCCTGCCTCTGCAAACATTTTAAGTACGTCACTAGGCATCATGCAGCCGCTGCACTACGCTGAATAGATGTAGTGTGGTTACTGACGTGGCGATGAACATAACGATTCGCAGCGCTGACATTTGATTTATTGACCAATGCGAAAGCTCGCCTGTGAACGACGCCCAAGCAAAAAGTAAAGTACCCGCGCCTATGACTGCCTCACCCACTAGCTGCCATTTCAAAGCGCTGGTAAGCTGGCTTGCGGTCTTTGGGAGGTAGTGTTCTTTATTCCAAAAACTAACCGCCACATGCACACTGAGTAAGCACGTAGCTGCGCCCAGGATAAATGTGATAAATGTGAGGAAAGCTGTCATCCGTAATACTTCTCGTTTAATTCAATGTGTACTGAGTCTTGAAAGTCTTGCCATAGATGGCCGAACACAACTTGAGTTTCTAGCTCAATAGCTGCTGTCATGAACGCCTGAAGAACTGGGCCGTAGTACTTGTTTGCCCATGTAACCTTGTTATTGAGAAATGCGAAGATGTCTATCGCGTGGCCACTGCCTGAAGTCTCAATCTGTAGAAGGTGTTTTGAGTGGAGCGTGTTAGATGCGCCCTCTTTGACTAGCTGGCATTGTCGGTCATAAGTCCGAACGCCCTCGCTTACTCCAAAGTCAATACGAGTAAGCTCTATTGCGCGCTTAGTTAATGCCTGTAAATCAGGATGAACGCCCTCTAGCTTCTTTAACGATGCTGCGGATAGGCCGAAGTCGCTCATAGAATCACCTTTGGGAGTCCAAATTGATTGATATTGATTTTTAGGGGGTAAAGCTGAATAGAAAATAGCCCGCCAAGGTTGCGCATTGTTAAGAGGCGTGACGGGCCTAATTGCACAGGGGAATGCAAAATCTTATTGTTAGAACGCAAAAACCCCGCCGAAGCGAGGTCTTATAAATTGCTTATTGGCAACTTTCACCAATAGGCAAATAGCTTACTTTACCGCAGACAAAATTTCAAGCACTTTTTTTGCTCGCCACCTTCCATTGATCGGGGAATCGCTTCTTGTGCGCAATCAATAAGCCAGCCTCGCCGCACTCTTTGAAGAACTCATACCTATCTTGATCAACTGGCATTCCATTAGACCTCAGATAATAAATTACATCAGCCTTGCGATACCTGTCTTTCGTTGTCTTATTGATAGCGTTTTTAATGCTCTCCCACGCAGTCACACAAACTCGCTCGCAAGGTGTAAGCAACCATAGCAACTCCCTAGCTATCCTCTCATTCTGCGTTATCTCCTCCTCATTTCGGCTTGCACGATCAATCTTGACCGCTATTGGATCGGGCCTTTTACCGCTACCCCTAGATGACGGCTCCAGCCCTCCTCCGTCACCCATACACAAAAAGCCCTCTTTATCATCTGACTTTCTCTGATACTCAAGGTAATCTAAAACGATCTGTTTGATGGTTTCTTGCTCTTGTCTATTCATCATTGGCCCCATACTTTTTGCGAAGATAGTGAATCGAAACAGGCATTTCGTCGAACTCGCCCTTGTTTATTCCGTGAAGCATCCAGATACCCGCCCAGCTTCCGTTGGTCTGCGCGTTCAGATATCCCTCGCTGTCTGGGTAGAATATCCCCGCGAATATCCCCGTTATCTGACTGCCATCTGCTTTGCGCTGAAACGCTATGTCTCTATCTTGTACGTGGCCCATCACGCAGCTCATGTGCTTCTTGTTAAGCATCAGTCTTGCGCTTGATACAGGCCGCCCCATCACGCCCCCCGTGAAGTAATGCGCATACATCACCCCGTCAATCTCAACAGGCTCTAAGAAGTCGTAAACCTCCCAGCCGTATTGCTCAAGATTAAAGTCATTGTATGAGATTAGGCCGTCTAGCTTTCTGTCTGACTCGATTGCTCTTTCGATTCTTTGCTCATGATTGCCTAGCGTGAACACCAAGCGAGGCCGATACTGTTTGCCCTTCTGTCTTCGCTGCTTTGCGTTATACTCAATAATGGGCTTCATGAAAGCGTCCATTGCCTCATTGCCTGCATCTATGTCAGCTCTGTACGTTCTGCCCTCAAAGCCTTTCTTGCCTATGTCGTAAACGCTGAGGCTTGGCATATCCCAATGATCGCCAATATGTATAATTACGTCAGGTTTCTTTTCTAGCGCGTACTTTCCCGCCCAAGTTAAATGCTCCGTCGTTCGACCATGTTTCGATTGCGTATCAGGTATGACAAGATGCTTAATACTCACTATTTAGCCCTCGCTTGTGGCTGCTATAAATTCTTTGCTGAACTCTATTGATTGCGCCTCTTGCTCTAGCTCCTCAATCTTCATATCCAAGTAATGTCGCGCTTTCTTCAAGTCCTCCACGCCGTTTTTGCTCTGATACCTGCAAACGTATTTGATGATATTGCCCTCGCAGAATCCGATATTATTAGCCATGATGAATTTAGCTGGCTGAATAGCCATATCTTTGTAGTGTGAACCGCCTTCCTGCTTATCTAATGCGCTCATGCCCTGCCCTCATTGCCAAGATTCAAATTCAAGTTTGCCCGTTGCACCTTCCGCCCGTTTTGCTTCCAGTATCTTGAGCTGTTCGCGGTAATGCTTTGCTATGTCCTTTTCCTCTAACTTGCTTACTTTTACTTTGCTGTCTCGCTTCTCTTGCAGTAGTTCCGTTGCGCCTTCTCCAAGCCATTCACGCACCCACAAACCACTATCAGCAGGATTCCCGCCGAACCATTGATGGCACGAAAAACAAAGCGCTTGCACGTTGAGAGATGACCAACGGATAGTCCTATGTCGTCTTGAATAGATATGTGAGCAGTGAAGCCCTTGTGCGCCTTTCTCGTATTGCGTATTACATCTTTCGCAGCGCCAGTTAGCGGCTTCACGGACGCACTTTGAAAAAGCAGTGTCAGCAGGCTTAGCCTTCATCGCCCCTTCCTCATTTCTAACTTGATCTCATACACTCCAACCGATACCGCCAGAATGACCACGCCACTCGCCGCAATCGCCGCGCTTTCTGCTGCGAATCCGATAATTGTTAATGCTGTTCCTGCTAGTACAATCATGCGCCCTCTCCTGTTGCTTTTTGATCTGATTGCGGCTTATGTGGTGCTTTCTGGTTTGGTTTACAAAAAGCGCTGTATTGACACTTATGCTCAGAGTAAGTCGATTCTTTCAAACTCATGCTTTCCACTCCCTTTCCTCTGGTACGGTCACTTCAAAGCTGTGCTGATAAATCCACACCAAATACTCTGTCATGGCATCGCTGATAATCTTTCTCACTGAGCGCTCATCGTTATCAATTGGCGACTTGGTATCACTCGTTCCCATCGGTCTACGCTCAATCCTTCCTGCTGGGGTTTTCACTTCGCGATAAGGCATAAACCGAACCTTGAATAAAAGCTCGTGTACGTCCTCAGATTTCCAGCTAGTGCCTGTTTGAATCGTAAGCTGTGAGGCCATTTGTCCATGCCACATCCAAAGCGTTCTAAGCTGCGGATTTGTGCGCATCTTGTCTTCAGATATGTCTATGCGAATAACGCCCTTGAGCTTTCGCGCTGCTGTGATTGCTTTAAAAGCGTTTGCTTCTGTGTGGTCATCTTTTGCGATAAAGAATTGAGCCATTAAGCCGCCCTCACCGTTGCGTGTTCGCGACTAGACTCATGTTCAACCACCAACCCCCGCTTGATTAGTTCCTGCACCTCTGCGCGAGTGTCTAAGATATTCAAGCCGCGCCCTTGTCCAATATCTTCGAATAATTCCGAGTAACGAAGATCAGCATGCTTCTTGATGTGCGTGTATAGCTCTTGCTGTGTTGGGGTCATGGGGTAGACTCCTCTAGTAAATAATCAAGCTCTCTGCGCAGTTCGCTGCGGGCCTTTTCTAACTTTTCGCACATCGCGCTTAGCTGTCTCACCTGCCCCTCAAGCATCGCCAGTTCCGTCCGTAGTGCCTGATTTTCTTGTTCTAGTCCGGTCATCATCATTCCCCTCAAAAATATCTATTTGTGCTTCTAACTCTGCTCGCACCCTGTCTGCTATTTCTTGCTCTACACAGACGGAGTACAAGCATTCTTCTTGGTGGCAGCAGTCAGTCATTACTGGATCGCATACTCTTGCAATGCCGCTAAACTGCTTCCGAAACTACTGCTACTTGTTACCGCTGGCTGCTTTGCTAGTTTTTGGAACTCATTCACCCATGCAGACATTTCGTAAAACTCGCGCTCATTCCACCAACTCGCCTCGAAGTCATGCGCAATCGTTACCGCAAGCAATATCTTGTGCTGCTCGTCAACGGGAATATCTGAGCTGCGAAGCAATACGGCCACCTCCGTCATCACGCAGTTTTTGAGCAAGCAAAGCGCGTACATGTCGTGAATTGTTTTAGCGTCCTCTGTCGCCGCCTCAATCGCTGTGCCGTCAATCAAGCCAACCAAGTGTCGAGCCATTGCGGTCATTTTGTTGTTTGAGTGAAGCGCTTTAGTTAATCCGCCGCTAAAGCTGCTTAACGAGTTTTGAACCTTCACAATTCGATCCTCTAGAGAGTTCTGCTTGCTGATAACTCTGTTCACGTTTTGCTTAACTGCTCGCGCTACTTCTTCTTGGATCATGGTTTGAATATCTACTGTTTTTTGCTTTTTCATGCTTTCGCCCTGTGTTGTTGGTTTTGTTTGTTTATGAATTGCCGCGCGCACTATCCCAATCGAAGGCGATAACTTGGCCGCCATCTTCTTTCAAACGGTCGTAGCAGCGCTCTCCGATACACTCACGGATGCCTTTGATATCAAGATTGCTAATCAATACCGTTGGAAGTAATTCTTGGTAGCGGTTGTCAATGATTTCGCTAACCAAAAGCTTTTCGGTGTCGGTGCCAAACTGAACGCCAACTTCATCAAGCGCCAGCAATCCAACACGGCTGTAATAATCAATAACGGCGCTCTCACTTGTTCCGCTGTCACGACTCCATGAATGTTTTATTTCGCGAATTAATTCAGGCATTTTGATAAGAGAGGCTGAGCGACCGTGATCAACTAACGCTGAAACGATTGCAGCGGCCAAATGTGTCTTACCTGTTCCGACACGGCCAGCCAGAACCAAGTTTCCGCCCTTGCGGTTGATTGTGTTTGATAAGAACTCTCTCGCCTTGCCTAGCGCTTTCTGTTGGCCTTCAGTGGTTGCGCTGTAGTTATCAAGCGTACAGTCGATATGACGCTTACGAAGCCCAGCTTTCATTTTGCTTCTGACCCTGTTTTGAGCCTGCTGCAACTCAAACTCTACTCGTGCCTCTTCTGACTCTTTCTCACTAGCTTCTCTAGCGCATTCTGGACAATGATCAAAAATCATGTACTTGCCAGAAATCGCATAATCTTGGCATTTGATTTTGTAAGCGCCGTGAGTCTCGCAATTCGCGTCGAGCTGTGTAGGCAGTTCAGATACGATTTTCATAAATCCCCCGTTGCATAGCTTTGGTTTGTTAGGTCGAACTTACTGATTGATGTTGCAGGCTTATTGAATTCAACGGCGTTCGTGTACCAAGTGCGCCAGTTCCTTGACCAGTCTGTGCTGGTCTTTCCTGCTGCGATGTTGTGATCTTTAAATTTAATAAATTCTTGATGCGGGCTTAGTTCGTTTCGATTCTTAGATTTCCAATATTTCTTTGCCGCGTTTACCCAGTCTTCAGAGAGATCGAGATCAGCATTTAATTTCCGCTTATATGTATTACTTGTTTCCTTATTACCCTTATTACCCTTATTAGTACTTGTCGCTCGTTTGTCGGCTGTTTGTCGCTCGTCTGTCAGTTCGTGTGTCGCTTTGTTTGTCGGCTCTTGGTATGAATTGTAATTATTTACAATGATTTCAGTACCTTGGCGCGTACTTATGATTGTCAGTTCGTTTGTCGCCTTTAGGTTCTTGATAGCGGTTCGAACATTGCGCACTGAAAGACCTGTTTCTTGTGCAAGCACCTCTAAAGACGTTAAGAAGTGACCCCTCTTAACAACCTTCCCTCGATAGTTTTTATCCTTCCAGTTGGCCTTTAAAAGACAATGGATAAACACACGGCACGTATTCGGCTCGCTGTACCATTCCCAATCTAAAAGCGTTCTGTGAAGCGCTATGAAACCTGACATTCAGAAACCCCTACGCCAATCTGCCCATTTGTGATTTAAGGCGGTCTAATTTATCTATTGCCGCAATGAATTCACGCTGTAGAATTGCCTTCTGATCTTCTGGCTCAATTGGTGCTGGATGAGTCAGTCCAATTTCGTCGCACTCGAACATGACTACTGCAAAGCTGCCGTGCTGTTTTGCTAATCGCTTGATGAATAGAACCTGTTCAGGACTTAACTTTTCAGGTCTTGTGATATTGAGACAGTTGTTTAAAAGCTCGCTGGCTTTGTCTACCAGCTTTTCAGGATATAAGGCAGCGCCTACTTGCTTCATCCCTCCGCAGGCCATGATATCCGTGCGTAGAGCCTCATAAACGTCTTCATGAAATAGTGCTTGCTGATCCATATACATGACGCTCCATGATTCTTGTAAAGCCTTGTAAGGGCTTATTTAGTTAAATAAAAAACCGCAATTAAGCGGCAGTTGATTTCCTGTTTTTTGGGACTGGGCTAACTTCATAAGCAGTGATTTTTTTGCCGCCAATGATGAGCCGAATATCTCTGTCAGATTTGTTCATTTGATGAACAGCTCCTTGAGATACGCCAAGATGTTTCGCTAACGACTCTTGAGAGTTGCCAGCGGCGAGGTACTGCTTGAGTGTGATTTCAGTTTTCATACGCTTAGTATAAGTGCCACTTATTAGTTTAGTCAATAGTAACACTTTTAGTTTTTTGATCAACTAGGGAATATGATTCGCGCATGTCAAACAATGCCCCACTAACAAAGCATGAGCAGGAAATGGCCGACAGGCTTAATTCTGTTTGGGTGAGGAAAAAGCGCCTTTTGGGGCTGAGTCAAGAGCGCGCGGCTGAAATGTTTGGATGTACACAGGCCACAATCTCCCAATATGTAAACGGAAGAATCCCTCTTAATACAAATGCAATCTTCAAGTTTTCCAAGATTCTTCAAATTGGCCCAGAGGAGATAAATCCAGATATAGGAAAGATTGTCCCATCTTCACCTATAGCTTTAGCAGGGCCGATAACAGCAAAGGACATGCTGCCATTACTAAGCCAAATGCCCGTTAAAGAAGTGATGAAATTCTTGGGCATGGCTGAGGCTATCATTGATCAGAAGCTAAAAGAGCAATCTGAAGAATAGCTTTTATTTCTTTTTCTACCTCCGCTCTGTTTTTATCTGTAAGCTGGCTAAGTTTATATTCCATTCGTTCTAAGGTTTCTTTGACCTCTTGCATAACTACCTCCATTAATACAGCTCGATAATAATACCCTCCGAAGCGACACATCTTGTCGCCGTCATAAATATTTAGTATTTTATAAGTAACACTATTGACGAATGCAATATAAGTGTTACTATTACCTCATCAACTACAAAACAGGTGATTGAGATGAATGCTTACCAAGCCCAAGACAACTACCAGCATCAGTTAGATGAAAAAGCCGCCGCTTATGACGCAGCTCTAACCGCACGAATTGATGAAATTGCTATCGAGTGTTGGGCAGGCAGACCACAAGGCGACTACTCACTTGAAGAAATGATCGAGCAAGAAGCGGATGCCCTTGCACCGCTCATTATCGAGACCACACAAAGCGATCACCCAGAAACCATGTTTAATGTTACCCGCAAGCTAAACGAGCTTATGCGTGAACGCTTGAAGGTCTACGCACAACCAATTGCAGAAGCAGAACTAGAGGGGTGGAAGTAATGATCTATTTAGCATGGTTAGGACTATTCGCAGCGCTTACTTTTTTGGGGTATCGCTCGCATCAGTACCGACAACATATAAAACGCAGTCGCGGCGCAGTAGCCAATACTCACTGGCATCCGCATTTTGGAAATAGTTCACGAAAGTAAACAACAGAAACTAAGGGGAATAATTATGAACATAGGCACGAAAAAGCGAACAAGTAACGAGTATTTGCGCGATGTTGGCATGGCCTTGAAGGTTTGCGAAGGCGCGATGAGTAGCAAACACTTCACACTTAAAAGCGTTATAGAAATGTTTCGGCTTCAGCTTTGCTTTGGCACTGTGTTGAGAGAGGCGGGGCTTGCTGAAAACTCTGGTGCGCCAAAAAAACCTGCTTGGAAATGGGTATATGAGAAAGAGGTGACTCCCGACCTAGTTGAAACTATTGGAGCGGCTTTAAAGCAGAAACATAATGAGCACCGAGCAGCCGAAGCCTCTGTCGCACAACCGGCACAATCGCCCAATGTGGAAAGAATGGATAACGCCCTTCTCAAGCGTCTTGTAGAGCTTCAGGAAGAGCAGGTGAACCTTATGCGCTTAATGTATCAGTCGCAAATAGAAGCTGAAGTTCCGAGATTTGGCAGCTAGTGAGTGAAGCAGTTTTAAACGCAAGCTGGCAGAGCGTAAGAATATTAATTTGTAAGGGGAAGGAAGATGAAGATAGTTCTGAATGACGATGAAATACGCGGCGCGCTTGCTGAAGCAATTGCCAAAAAGCTCGATTACGCAATAAGTGGTATTGACCCTGCTGAATGCTGGTTTGAAGTAAAAGCGGGTGTGATTGATGAGGACTCGATCGACGACATACATGATGTTCAGTTCTGCTATGACACCAAAAGCGAAGATTAAGCATCAGGCCATTAGCGGGTAAAGCAGTACCGCATTTTTTTAGGGGGATTTATGTTGGAATTTGAACGAGAGGAATTAAGCCTTCAGTGGGTAGCGTATAGCGAGGTAACACCGTTTAAGTCTTACTGGATTGAGGACGGCGCTTGGACGTATCTGTACACAGTGCAAGGCGATAGAGCTGGCGCAACCATTAGCAAGAGCAAAACGTATTACACGCTTGAGGATGCGATGCTGGCAGCGCAGGAAGAAGACGAAGCGAACAGGAAGAAGGAGGCAGCATGACACCGCATTCAGAACTAGACAGGCTAATAGCTCTGTCAGATATGGGCCAAGAGGCCAAGCCAAGAAAGCAATCACAGCTCGAAGCTAACGCTCTAGAAAAGGCGCTCAAGGCCGAGCAAGAGAATAACGGCGCAGAAGCTAGTGTCTGCATAGGCATGGCAGCAAACGCACACGATAAGATTCAGGGGGCATTATGAGCAAGGTATTAAAAGAGCAATCAAACGTGGCAACAATTACCACACCTGCAAACCTGCTTCAAATAGCTGTAGAGCAGAATGCAGATATCGACAAATTAGAAAAACTGATGAACCTGCAAGACCGATGGAAAGCCAACCAAGATCGACAGGAGTTTTTCGAGGCGTTCACGCTATTTCAATCTAAAGTGCCAGCGCTCAAGAAATCAAAGCAAGGGCATAATTCTAAGTACGCGCCACTAAGCGACATTGCCGAGCAGATCAAGTCGACAATGTTTGAGTGCGGTCTTTCGTATCGCTTCGAACAAAAGCAGTACGAGAACGGCACTATTGAGATCACCTGCATCGTTAGTCATGTCAGCGGCCACTGCGAACGCAACACTATGACAAGCGTGGCAGATACCAGCGGAAGCAAGAACGGCATTCAGGCTATCGGCTCTACTGTGTCATATCTACAGCGCTACACGCTAATAGGCGCACTTGGGATAGCGACCGCAGATGAAGATATGGACGGACGCTTGGCGATGGCTGGCGGTAACTTTATTAGTGATACAGAGCTTGCAGAGCTTGAGGGGTTGCTTAGTAGCGCAGCCGCCAACCGCGATAAGTTTATGGCTCATTTTAAGATTAAAGAGCTTCGAGACCTTCCCTCTAGCAGATACGCGCAGGCAACAGCAATGCTTCGCAGCAAAGCAAGCAAGGGGGCCAAATGATCATCTTAGATAAGCTAGAGCAAGGCACCGACGAATGGCTGCAAGCTCGCTTAGGCATCCCCACTGCGTCAATGTTTGACAAGGTAATCACGCCAACGGGAAAGCCTTCATCGCAAGCCGATGCGTATATGTTCCAGCTCTTGGCTGAATGGCTGACAGGTGAAAGTACACCGTTTCGCACAACAGATGCAATGGAGCGAGGCACGATGCTAGAGCCTGACGCTCGCAGCGCTTATGAGTTCGTACAAGACCAAGATGTTAAAGAAGTTGGCCTAGTGTATCTGGATGAGCGTCGACTACTAGCGGTTAGCCCAGATGGATTGTGTGAGAAAACAAATAGCGGCCTAGAGATCAAATGCCCTTTGCCGCAAACGCACGTTGCCAATCTTTTAACTGGCTCGATGCCTACGAAATACACGCCGCAGGTGCAGGGGAATATCTGGGTGTGTGAGGCTGATTACTGGGACTTTATGTCATACCACGAAAGCATGGAGCCGATGATTGTGCGAGTAAGTCGCGATGACGATTACATCAAGAAAATGGAATCATTATTTAATGCGTTCATAAGCACAATGCTAGAGCGCAGAGAGAAACTTAACCAACAAAGGAAAGCAGCATGACACAGTACGACAACACAAACCGTGGGCAAATCTGGGGCAATGACAAGAAAGAGTCAGAGCGTCACCCAGACTTCAAAGGCGATATAAACGTAGATGGTAAAGAGTATTGGCTATCAGCGTGGAAGCGCAAGCCAGATGCGAACCCAAAAGCGCCATCCTTGAGCTTTAGTGTGCAGGCTAAAGACTCGCAACAGGCACCACAAGCTCAGCAAGCACCCGCACCAGCACAACCACAAGCGGCCCCTGTGGATGATTTTTCAGACGACGTGCCATTCTAGCCCATCCTCCACCCTCCCCTAGCCTGCTTATGCGGGCTTTGTGGGTAGAGACCCAAACTGGGGCGGATAAGACCTGATTTGGGGTGTAAGACTAAGTAATGTCGGAGGTTAAGTTTTGAAAAAGAACAGGCATAGAGCGCGAAAACTAAGAAAGTGCGAGCGCGGAATTAAAACCAAAAGCCACAATCAGGGCACGAGATATAGCTACGGTGTTGACGGTCGTTTTTACTCAATACCGAATACTAAACGCTAATTTGTCGGAGGATAGAGTATTGGAAAACTTAGACGAGCTTATCAATAAGTGGATTGATTCAGCGCTTGAGTTTCGCGAAGCAGAGAGGCTAATCAATCTTTTGATTGTTGATAATAGGCGGCTCGAAAAGGCAAACGAACTGTGCCAGCAAGCGGCAGATTATTTGGATACAAACAAAGAAACCGTGATCGGCAGTGGTAGTGTTTTTCATAGGCACTTTCGCAATCTATCTCGCTAATTTGTCGTTTGCGCAGTTTTAATCTAGGAGAAGGAAATGGGTGCTTATTACGAAGTGCAATGGTTAGCTGGAGACCCGTATCTAGTCTGGCAAGACGAGTCTAGTAACTGGAAAGAGAAATCGAAAAAGCTAACGCTTGAGCAGTTGCAGAAGCATGAAGCTCTGTACTTCAAACATAGAGACGAAATGAACAAGCTCTGTGAAACATTTAAACCTTAGAAGTGAATTTGTCGTTTAAGAGTATTAAGCATGTCACGCACATATCACAAAAAACGTGCAGCAAAGCGCAAGGGTAGCAAGCAGTTCGACCGCTCTTGCAGGAATCATGGTAGCTGTCCTTGGTGTGAGAATGGCAGGCAGCATAAAAACAGGCGTAGAGCGCCAGAGGGGGAAGGATGATTATAAGAAGCAACGGTAAGCAATCGGTTTCTGTGGGGGCTGTCAAGACCTGTAGTCAGTGGGCTAAAAATGAGTGGCTCTTTTGTCAAAATGGTTATCAGGCGGCGGGGGTTAATGTCTCTGTGGAGCAGTTCGACATGCTGAAAGAATTAGTCACCGACCCAGAGATAGTAGAGCATTACGAAAAACTTCGTAGCAAAACTGTACACATCGTATACAGTTTTGGGAGTGTATGAGATGAGCGGAAAAGGCAGCGAATGTAATATTGTGTTGCAACTAACTATGGCCCAGCTAGAAAAACTTAATGATGTCTTGTATGAGCATACAGACGAAGGGCCGGTAGGGCATGGATGGGCGAGCGATGAATTAAATACCTTAAGGGAGTTAACAACGGCCTTAATAGAAGCTAAAAGCAAAGCATGAAAGGACTAACCAATGACCACAAACGAAATAACAGGCGACTCACTGACAGCGGGGAACCGAAAAGGCAATAGTCAGAAGGCTTACGAGGAAGGCTTGAGCAAAGTTAAACAAGTCGAACTTGAGCCGCGCCAGACTAGAGAAGAATGGGCAAAGCAGCAGCTTGAAGCATTACGCAAAGGGGTGAAAGATGACAGTACACGAAATTAACATAGTCGAGCTTATCGACCTTGTTTCTATTCCGAAGTTTTCTGAAGATACTGGCTGGCCTGACACAAAGATTAGAAGCAAGGTTAAAAAAGGTTGGACTGAGGGCAAGGAGTACTTTAGAACACCTCACGGCGATATATTAATAAGCAGAAAAGGATATGACGAATGGTCAAGGTCAAATATGCCGGAGTCACAGAACAAGGCGACTATCTTAGAATTAGATTCACATTCAAGGGCAAACGATACGGGCCAATCATCCCGTGGAAGCACACGCCGGAAAACTACGCAAAGGCAAGTAAGTTATGTGCTGAAATAAAAGACCTAATCAAAAAAGGCGTAATGACTGACAGATTATTGAATGAGTATTTTCCTGACTTAATCAAGCAAGGCCGAACAAATAGCCGCGCGCCTGTATTCTCGGAGGTTGCGCAAAAGTATTTAGATACGTGCGAAGTCTCAGCGAATACACGTACTCAGTATAAGAATGTATTGCAGCGTTATTGGATGCCTGAACTGGCAGCGAGGCCGATTAATGAGGTGCTGCCGTCAGAGCTTAAAACAATTCTAGCAGGCTTTGAGTGGGCATCAGGTAAGACGAGAAACAACGTTGTCTCAATCGTTCGTAGAGTGTTTGAGTTAGCCTATGACGATGAAATAATAGACTTCAATCCAGCGCTGAAGATCAAAGCGGCCAAGCATCAGAAGCTGCCGCCTGACCCTTTCAGCGAAGATGAAGCACGAAAGATCGTTGCAGATTTATACAAACATCATTCAGGGCGTGAAGCTGTTTATGCGGCCTACTTTGAGCTGGCGTTTTGGACGGGGATGAGGACGAGTGAATTATTAGCGCTTAAATGGACTGATATAGATTGGTTCTCAAAAGAGGCGTATGTCTGTAAAGCTCAATCGAAAGGCTTGCTAAACGACAAGACGAAGACCGCTAAGGTGCGCAGCGTCATGCTAACAGATGAGGCTTTACACGCGCTCGATATGATGAAGCCGCTAACTTATCTTAGCCAAGGTGAGATATTCAAATCACCACGTACTGGCGAATCATGGAAGACCGACAAAAGCCCTAGACAGCCTTTATATAAGTCACTAAGGCGATTAGGCATCAGGCGCAGAAAGGCTTATGCAACGCGCCATACATACGCCACAATCATGCTAATGCGCGGAGTTAATCCAGCATTTGCCGCAGCACAATTAGGTCATAGCTTGCAGATGTTCTTGCAGGTTTATGCTAAGTGGATTCACGGAGACCAGAACAAATCTGAGTTCCAGAAGATTAAGCAAGGCAATCAACCGAAACAAAGAAACATCAAATAATTTAATATATTTTGCTTTTAGCTATTGCATCCATCAAATAATTTGATAGAATGTACTTACTGACTAACGCAACGGAGCAAAACAAAATGAACGAATCAACATTAAACGCAATTATGACTATCGGCGCGCAAGCAGCTGTTGAATTATTCGCAAAAGAAGGCGTAGAGCCAACACAAGAAAATGTTTCAAGCTGGGTTGCAGCTAACTGGGAGACACTATGCAAAGGGATGGCTCAAGGCGTAACAATGGCGGCGGCATAAGCCGCCTTTCTTGGGGTGTTGACGGTTACGGAGAAAAGCACTATTTCTGCAATTATTGTGAATTAGTGTTTGGCCCTGTAGCCCCTGATGAAATCAAACACAAATGCGACACGTCCAAACCGCGCTACCATAACCGAGATAGATTTGAATGAGCCCAGCAGAGCAAGCAAAAGCGAAAGGGCTTAAAAGCCTGTCGCAAGTTTCAGAAATTACAGGGGTCAGTCTTCAGACGCTATCAAACTGGGCTAAAGATAAGCCGAAACTGTTTGAGGTTGTGTTAATTGGAGCTGTTCATTTTACAAATAACGGGAGCAGTTAGGCATGTGGAAAAAAATTAAATGCAAGCTGGGGTTTCATAAATCAAACGGGGATTACGGGAATGAATGGTATAGCAAGCGCACTATCAGTGACTGTAGTCGATGTAGGAAGAAGATTTATCACAGCAAATAGAGCGAAAGGCAGAATATTACAAAAGGAGAGGCGTTATGAAGGTGGCTTATAATAGCTGTTTTGGTGGGTTTGGGCTTAGCCCGCTTGCGTTAGAGATGTTTGCGGAAAAGAAAGGTATCACGCTTACATGGTATGAGCGGAGCCGTTACCTAGACCGATTTAAAAGACTCCCCGAAACTCCGAGAAAGAAAGGGTGTACTGTATGCGCATTCACTAAAGACCAAGGAGCGTCGTTCTCCGAGTATGAAGAGGGTACGTATTACTACCCAAACTTTGACTCAGACGAAGCGCGCACCGACCCAGATTTAATTACCGTAATAGAGGAGCTTGGAGAGAGAGCGAACGGAGACTGCGCAAGCCTAGCAATTCAAGAGATACCAGACGGCGCAGAATTTGAGATTACTTATTATGACGGCAATGAGTCGGTAGAACCGCCAAGGCCATCTTGGTAACACTAAACTAATCAGCCTTTGGAGGGCGAGAGGATGGAACAAGTAGAAATCTTACGGCGCATGACAGAAATAGAGCATACTTTTAATGACTCTCGTCTTGGTACGGTCGATCACATACAGCTATGTGGTGAATATTCTCTCCTGCAAGGTTTGCTTAATATCGAAGAAAATAGGAAGGCGATTGGTCAGGTTTTGGTCACGGGCGAACCGCGCAAAAGCAGCATTGAATAA